AAAGAAACCATTTGTTCAGCCTCTTCAACATTGTATTTCTTACCATCAAATTCAAATTCTTTATCTCCAGCTTCTTTCGCCTTTTTAACTGCATCGCCGAAAGCGTTACCTTCGTTTGTAATTGATTCAGCTAAACCATATTTGTTGATCGTTGATTTAACAAAGTATGCAGCATCTTTTACAGAATAATCTAGTTCCTTTGCCAATTTCTTTAAGAAATTTTCGATCATTTTCTCTTCATAAGTTAAACCTTCAGCAAGTACAGACTCATCCATTTTCTTTTCAGCTTCAGATTCTTTGCCCTGAGTCTTTGTTTTAAGTGCATCGCCTGCTGCCTCTTTCTCTTTCTTTGGTTCACCCATCGCAACGATTTTCTTCTCGATATCTTTGGCTTCATCTTCATTAAAGATTTTTGCTACTAGAGACTTTCTTTTCTCTTCGTCTAATTCTTGTAATGATGTTACTCCCATTTCTTCAAGAGCCGCACCGATTTGACCTAAGATTGATTCTCTTTTAGCCTTATTTTCTTCATGCATCTTGATTGACGATTGCTGCTGCTTAATTTCAGCAAAGGTCTTAAATGAACTGATTCTTTGTACTGACATAATTTTTAGTATTTTTTTATATTTGTTCACAATTATATATCCATATATTATATGAATCTCATCGATTACTCACTGCCGTCAAACTTCACCTTCTTCACGTCGTATTCAAAAGTTTCTTGTCGATAGATCCTCTGGCGCTCTTGGCCATGTTTATACAGATAGTTTTCCCATTCTGTCGTACATAGATTATCAACAAAGTCAACGATTAAAACGTCAGTTTTGGATTCATGTTGTCTAAGTCCCCTACCGATCGATTGTCTAATAATCACTTCCGATTTAAAACTTTCTGTAAAGAAAATATTGTGGATCTTTTTAACTGAGATACCGGTTGAAAAAGTACCATACGACGCGACAATAACGACCTCGTCTCCTGCCTCCATTTTCTTTTTATGTTCCTCTCTAATATCAGTATCGGTTCCACCGTCAACGTAATAAACCTTCTTATCGCTTTTTGCACGAAGAGCTTCATATATCTTTCGGCCGTGTTCAATACGATGGAAAAGTACCAAACTATTCCTTGGTATTCTGGAAATGACGCTGACAATAAAATCAAGCCTAGCTTTGTTATTAACGATGTAGTTTTGTTCAAGTTGGAAAACATCTTTGCTTTCATATCTATTTTGTGTGAGCTCTTGGAACGCTGTTTTTGTTGATTCTGGCGCATAATCCATCTCAATCACTTTAACCTTACAACCTGCGATATGTCCTTCTTTTTGTAAGAATGCCGCCTTGATCTCAGTAATAACTGGACCGGTCTGAGACATTAGGGTTAACTTATCTAAGGTACCATCTTTTGGAAGTGTACCTGATAGACCAAACTTGTAGTTTGCGTTTCTACATTTTGCAAGGATTTCTTTGATTGAAGCACTTTTTGCCTGGTGGGTTTCATCGACGATCACTGCATCAAATTCGCTAAAGTATTCTGCCGTCTTTTTAACAAGAGACTGATATGTACCGATTACGACATTTGTATTTGGTTTGATCGTTTGACCTGAATAGATCTGTTGAATCTTCATTTTAATTCGGTTCTTCCAATTATAATCTTGAAAGTCCTCAGTAGCCTGCACCACAAGTGAAACGTTAGGCACGATAAAAAGTATCTTTGTTGCCTTTTGTTTTTCAAGCATGTACGCAACCGTCATAAATGAAATCATTGTCTTACCTGCTGATGTTGCAAGTTCTGCCAAACATCGCCTAAATTTAAGGATGTTAAATGCAGCTTCTATTTGATAATCGTGTGGAGTTAATTTATATCCATTAAAGAATTCTAATGCCCATTCTTGGAATGACTCTGGATTTATATTTGGATCAAATAGGCGCGAGACGCCATTGATCTTCAGTTCAAATTTATATTCTTTGCACACAACCATTACATAGCGCCATAGACCTACAGGAATCCACTTGTTATCTTTAATATAACAAACGTAACCATCCCATATTCCGCGCTTTACCAATGGATTGAATCTCCAACTATCAATTCTCTTTGTTAGAGAGATGTTTAATTGTTCTACTTCAAGTTCTGTAGCTTCATCAATCCTAAGGAATCTATTGTCTTCCGTTAGTGTTAATACCAAACCATTTTACTTTTTTATAGTTGCATCATATCCATTCTTTGCTTTATTGCGAAGCTCATGTTATCAAGAGTTTTGATACTGCCTACTACGAAGTCACGTTGTGCCTCCAGCATCTCTTGAATCTGCAACTCATCCGATAGATCAGCTTTGATGAATTTCTCACGCTGAGTATCGTTTAATTTATAATCGTAGCCATAGTAACGGATCCATGCCTCTTTAAAGGATCGATCGATTTTGGCCTTTTGTGTTCTAATTTTTGATGATAGTGAAGCAATGCTCTCTACCAATATTTGTCGATAGCTTAAAGTGTATGCTGCAACTTCATTTAATTTGTTTGCATTCTTTAAGTTCTCTGCAAGATCTCTGATTTTTTGAGTCCAATCACTTCGCTCTTTTCCAAGAAGCTCATCTAACTTAACGATCTTATTTACTTTAACTTCTGGTTGTGCTTCTTGCATAATTTTATTTTTTAAAAAAGTTTACCTTTTGATCTATCATCTTTGATGAAAATCGATGTCTTCATCTTCTTTTTAAATTTAGGTTCAACCTTCATCGTGAATTGAGAACCATCATACTCTGATAGGTTACTATCAAAATCAAGTATCGTTTTAAGTCCTTTGCTCTTCTTACGATCTTCATTAAAATCTTCTAATTCCTTATCAATCATTGCTAAAAATTCGATCATAGGTAGTATGCATCTAACGGTGAGGTACTGAAATATTCTTCTATGGTTTTAAGGCAAGTACTCTTTAAATTATATGCAGCCATAACCAGATCATTTAGATCTTTTATTTGCTTTTGATATGTATCTAATTTATTCTGCTTCAAAAAGCGATCCCAAGTGAACACGCTTTTACCACGCTTCAACTTCTGCATCATCTTTTCTTTACCAACAATGTCATTATCAAACATATATCTGACGCTATCGATCTCATCCAGTTCAGTCGTATCCCTTTGTGCCGAAGCCAATGCCAATGAATTATTCATAAACAATCTATCCATTGGACCTTCAAATACTGTAACCGATCTGGTAAAATCACATTGCATAATACCAAAGAGTGTCGATACCTTATTAATATTGGTTGATTCTTCCTCTTCCAATTCTGGCATCCTTTCTAACCATTCTAAGATCTTACATAAATCATAGGTTAAGTATCTTGAACTCTTTGTTTTCACAAGTGCTCTTGATTGCATACCAATAACTTTATCGTCTGGACCTAGATTTAAAATATAAAGTCTCTTGTCCTTTGGTGAGTACATAAAGTACTCTAATTTGTTGGACAATAAACGATCTCTTAAATAAAAGAATGCTGGTTCTCCAGGTTCTACATCGACAAATTTAAGCTTTTCCTTTAGTTCTTGTTTGGTTGGAGCCAATTCTAATACCTTTGCATAGACGCCATGCTGTAGAACTTCGACATGATCTGCTTCAATACGATGCTCTTTGACGTAATCAATTAGTTCGATCGTATCATCTGCATTTAATTTAATACCATGGTCTTTCAATAACTTGTAGGCATCAGTGTGCTCTCCACAGTTAAAACAATGATATTGTAAAGTGTCCCAATAAAGATTTCCACGTTTCATGTGATCGTCTTTAGTGGAGTCTCCACAGTATGGGCACGCAAGAGATATTCGGCCCGGCATGTTCTTGATCTTTTGCTTATTTAAGTTTTGATGTTCTTTTACAACAACTTGCTTAACTAAGGTCTTGATTTTTGATTTAAGTTCTTCTGATATTTTATAAGTCGAGGTCATTCAAAAAAGAGTCTAAATCATCAGAAGATTCTACGTTTGCTGCTGGAGCCGCTGCCTTTGTAGGTTTCGTTGCAGTAGCAGTTGTAGTTGGAGTTGTATCGAAAGAGAAATCATCTGTGCTTTCAGCAACTGGTGCTGCAGTCTTTGCAGATTTTCTGCTACTTACGATTTCATCCATTGCGCTTCCTGGATTTAAATACTGTCTTAAGATTGAATTAACAAAGTCTCTTGTTTCATCATCCCATGCTTTAAATTCGTATGGAGTTAATGTTGGAGCTTTATCTAATTCGGCTCTGATTGCAGCCATGTTCTCTGCATTCTTTTCAGCTGGAGTACCTTTAATTAAAAGAGCACTTTTTGTTGCTGAGAATTTAGACTTATCATAATTGTTATAGTCACCTTGACGGGTGATAATCAATTCGAAGTTCTTACCTTGGAATAGGTCAAATACCTGGGTTGGTTCACCGAATGCTGGTTTTAATTCTTCATCGATCTTCTCTTTGATTTTGTAACCAAATTTGAATACCTTGTAAGTACCTTCAAATTCTGGGAACTGAGGATCTTTGATGATTTTAACCAATGCATAATATTGTTCTCTTCTCTTTAATGTTTCGCTCATCTTACGATCCACTGCTGAATCAGATTTACGTAACTTGAAGAATGCATCTGCGATTGGACATTTTTCGCCAATAGAGGATGGAGAATCAACTAATTTACCTTCACCGCCGGCATCTTTAAGCCAATGCACGTACTTCTTAATTAATGAATTGCGGGGGTTGGTTGGGTTTGGAACAAATCTAATAAGTGCTTTGTAAGTTCCGTCTTTGCCTTGATCGGCTACTGGTTTGTAAAGGTCATTACCTGAACCAGATGATTGGGTTTCGTGGGTGTCAACATCATTGACCCCGAGATTGAAGATGTCAAAATCTGCCATGTCTTTAATACTTTAATTTTCTTTAAATTGGTTAATTCGTTAAACGTTTAATCGTTGATAACTTTAATTATAAGGAGAATCTTCCTATTGTTTCACATTCATAAACAATAAATCACCATCTTCGTTCTTATATTGACCTGCCTTTATTTTAATTAGGCCAGATTTACTCAATAGATCTTCCATCTCAATAGATGTGATCTTATTAAGAGAAACCATTTTTGCTAACGCGTCGAATAGGTCAAAATGATCTGATGAGTTTAATGATGAATCTAAATCGAATACTTGATTTTCCATACATATTATATATCTCACTCTCTTATTGTTTCCCAAAATACTTTAAAAAAACTTTAAGAATCTTGAAACAAAAGGGCCTACACAGAATATAAGTTATGGTTCCATTGGTTGAAAGGGTTCTAGGAGGGGCTTAAAGCCAGAGACTGGATATACAGGGACAGGAAATAGGCGTCCACCAAATCATCAAAGGGCTTCGGGACCTTAGCACCGACTTCAAGCGCTACCGCGAACTTCCAAACACCGCTTCCCGACAGAGAATCGTCTTCTAATGTATTTTGAACAAAAACATCCCAGAGCTCTCTTTTCTTTAATCTACCCCCACCAGCATGCTTCTTGATCGAAGTCGGAGCTACCGTAAGAATATTATTATCAGGATGCTGAAACCGAATTAATAAAGAATATTTAAAGATGGCTGCAGCCGCCGCTAGATCGATTAAATTATTGGTTCCTCCACCCCCACTACCATAAGAAACACCTTCGAATGCAAAGATCGTATGTGAATCAGTTGCAACTCCAGCCGAGATAATCATTTCGATCATGTCTTCAGCCATAGTAATGTACCGATTCAATTTGGTTAACTCTCTTTCGGAGAACTCTTTACTGGTTTCAAATCCGGGTTGAATCTTAAAGTCTATATCATTTTGCAGAGTTAACTCTTCCTGCATCCTAATTTCTGACTTGGTACCACCAGCTTTCATATAAGACAAGAATTTGAGCTCATTTTCATGAGTTCGAACTACGATACCAGGAGAGTTAAGTGAAAAGTCGATTGCGACTATGTTCATATTAGATTCTATTGCCAAGAGCTGCACCGACTGCGGCACCAACTAATCTTGATGTTAATAAATCATACAATAATCCAGATTGTACGCCTAATGCTCTAGCAACTATTTTACCAACTGTAGATCCAAGAGCAAATCCAGTTAGTCCGCCGATGATTGAACCTAAGATACCTTCATTTGTAAGTTCTTCATTGAATCTTTCGATATCAATAACTCCATTCGCATCGGTATAGTTGCTCATAAATTCATCAATCGCAAGATCAATTTTGCTTTCCAATTGCGGAGTTAGTTCCGAAGTCAATGACTCACGTAACATTCCCCATTCTTTATCGGTAACATTTTGCTCGTTTAGATAATCTTCGAACGTTTTAAAATCTTGTTTCATATTCTATATATTAGTCTATTTCTAGGATAACACTGTATCTATTGTATTGGAATTGGCATGTGAACGTATTAAATTCTGCAGTATTGCTGCTCATGTTAAGATCTAGTTCTGAAATTTCTTTTAGTAGAGGTCTTTCAAAAAGAACTGAAGCCAATGCGATACCTTCAGCATCTAGCAATTGTAATTTTAAATCTTCAATGTATGGCTCATTTTCACCCTGAGAATAGTAATACAACATAGTGTCTCTCATGATCCAATAATTGATAAATCCATCAAGCAATTGCATTGTTACTGTAAATTCTCTTTGTATCAAATTTTGTATTGGTTGAGATCCTCTAAAGTATCTTATGGTACCATCAAAATTTTGTTGGGTGGTCGGCTCATACGTTAAACCTGGAAGATTAATTCCTTGCACTGCATAATTTACAAAATCTATCGGCTCCGTAATAATATTACCAGGCATCCTGTTCAAATACTTTGAGTATTGATCAGATACTTCCTTAGGTACAAAGTTCCTTGGGAACTGGAAGTTGAATAAATTATTTCTACTATTTAATATCATTATACAATGTTGACTATTCCGTAATATAAGGTTGAAGAACTTCCACCATTCGTTAAGTTAATGTAGAACTTATCATTTGCTGCATTCACATCAGGTTGATCGAATCTCGTTGCAACTGATTTCGGTATTTTAAATATTACCTCTCCTTTGCTTAGATCGATATCTGGAAATGTATAGTCTGCGGCAATGCTTTGTTCTACTGAGCCACTCTTAATTAAAAGATTCACTGAATCTGCATTCACTAATGAAACTGCAGTCATCGAATCTCCTGTTTGTTGAGCAATTATAAATTTAATAAAATTATCTGCAACTTTAGAAAGGGTCATAACACCAGATCCTTGCGGTTGATAATTTAATGGGCTTGTTGTTGTTATTGTGGTACCGTTTAAAGTAGCTTGAGAATTTCCAGCCATTATATTTACAGTTTCAACTGCAACTGGAACGTATCTGGTTTCTCCAACAGTAGGTCTAATTGAATTGATAAAGGTTTCTATTGCTCCTGTTGCTGCAGTAGATGCGATCGTGTTATAAACCTTGTTCACTACATTATTTCCAATACCAAGTTGCAACATCTTTTTGCCATATTTCGATGGCTTATTATAGATTAAAGAAGCTTGCTTTAATATTTGAGTATTATCAGTTTCATTGTAGATTCTTAAATTCAAATTAATCATAAATGAAGCTGCAATATTTGCATTTTGAATTATTGGTCTAAAATTAATTGGAGTATCAAAGTTTTGAGTTTGAACATACGAACCTGTAAAGGTTGAAGCAAAAGCCAAACCAATTTGTTCTAAGATTTCAATATCATAAAATACAGTGATGTCATCGCTACTAGTAGTCAATCTATTTAAAATATATTGAGAGAAGTTAGATATTGAACCATCTTTTTCTCCATATAATTGAAAGTAATCTCCATCTCCAGCTTCTGCGATTACTGCAGTAATATCTTGATATTCATCTTGCTGTGCAATAGTAACATCAGTTTCATGGCCAGTATCTGCATAATAAACATTATTAACTTGTACTAAGCTATTAATTAATTTAAATGCAATTTCATAGTTTGCAGTTGGATTTAATGCTATCGAACTTGTAGGATCTGCTGATCCAAAGAACGCAGTTTCAAAATCTAAATTGATCGCTGAATTAAACATATCCACCAATGATGGAACTTTAACTTCGATAAATTTAGAGAATGGAGTTCCAGCTAAAACAAATGGTGAAGGATTCTGAACTTCATAACTTGAAAAATTCAAGTACGCTAAAGAGGTAAAGAAGTTATAGATTCCAGAGTTTCTCTTTGATTTAATTTGAAAGATAAAACCCTGTAAGCCTCTTGCTCCAAATGAGAATCCAGTTCTTAAGTGTAGTCTAACGGTATCATAATTTACTAAATTGTTAGTAATCGTTTGATACGTTAAATTTTGAGCAGTTGTACCAGTCCAGCTTGGATCAGAAAGATAAGTTAATGCATTGTCCAATAAGGCAAAACGGGTACCGTCAGTGTTATCAACAATCGCATAATATCTTCCAACCTCTCCAACTCCAGTTTTAATGGTGTTTCCAGTTTCTTGTTCTGGTAAAGTATAGTAAGGATTTACTTTGTTTCTAACTTGAATGGTTCCAGCATTGTAATTTACATTTGCTGCTCCAGTATATGAATATTGATATGTTCCATTTGTATTTGGAGAATAAATCAAGTTAGTTCCTTGCACTGTTAAACTTCCACCTCCACTTATTACAAAGTTTGATGGTGTTGGTAATGCTGAAAGGTTAAAAATATAAGTATTTCCGTTTTGTAATTGTAATTCTCTCGACGCAAAATCGTTAATAACGATGTATGCACCATTTAACGTAACTGTAAAGTTAACAACATCTCCACCCAATTCATTTATTAAATAACGGGTTTGAGTATTGTCAGATGCTATAGTATTTAAAAATTTGACATGGCTTCCGCTATTGCCAACTGTAATTTCAGTAGCAGTAGGATTCGATTGATCGTGATAGATGAATTCTAATAAGACATCCGGATCTAACCTTAAAAATTTAGAAGATTGAGCCATTCTTTTTTATTATTTTAAAATTGTAAAAACTTAGGACTCCAGTACAATCCAACTCCGATAGTCGGTCCGAATTGTATTATTTGTCCATTGATTAAAGATGCGCCATAGCCAACCCCAAATCCGATCGACCATCTTGCTTTCTTTTGGATTTTTTCGTTTAGTTTATTATTTATCAAGTTTATATTTTCAATAGAATCAAATTTAATTCCAGGATAAGAAGTACTCATTTTAAGAGACTTGTAACCATTATTGTCTTGTATGTCTGCATACAATTTAATATTTTCTTGAATATCAAACTCTGAATTTTGAACACTAAATTTATTTTTAATAAAAGAAAACTTCACGTTTCCATTAAATGTTCTATTGTTTCCATTTCCATAATCTTTAAAATCATTGATCTTAAAAACATCTGTTGTATCATTAATTGTAGCGATCGATCCAGAAACTTTAATTGTATCTTTTAAAGTCAATTGAGATTTTAAAAGTGAATTAACGTTAGACAAATTTTTGTTTAAAGATAGAGCAGTTGAATATTGATTACTTAATTTTGAATATTGTTTTTCAAAATTTTCAGTATCAAAAGTGTAACTTCTTTTTTCAGCTACCAAATCTCCAGCAGTATTTTTATATACCTTGATGGTATCTTGTGCTGCTAATAGGTTATTATAATTGGTAGTTGCGGTTGTATTCGCGGCTACTAATTGTTGTTTCAAATTTGAATTTGAATTACACTCTCTTAGAAATAGTAGAATAAAAAGAGCTACTACTACAAAAATAATTGTGTTTCGTGTAAGATTTAAATTTAACATAGATTAAAGAATTAAGATATTGATGCATTATTGCCAGCAGAACCATTATGCCCTGTTAAAATTAATGTATATGAATAAGTTCCATTTGAAGATATATCAAGGGTTTGCGTATCTGTTAAATATCCGTCTGCATATCCATTCACCTGTCCAATTCCACTTATATTTAATTGTGAACTTGTCCAATGTCCAGAACTTGCACCACCAAACGTTTTTAATGTTATTGTTACTGGAGCATTTTGTACATTGATAACTCCACCGACGTTTGTATTATCTAGATCAACATATGTTGGACCTAAAATAGTATATGGAGCAGCTACAATTAATGATATTGCATTTGATTGGAAATATACTCCGTATGATGGAGGTACTGCACTATTGTCTTGCAATCTAATCAATACTCTGTATAAATAAGTTCCTACTGCTGATTCATTTGCATCATACGTTGCACCCGTTGCCCCTACAACATTACTCCATGTTGTTCCACTGTCTGCACTTCTTTCCCATTGATATGATGGACCAGCATCGTATCCTACGGGTAATAATGTTTTAGATGCGTACATCGTAATTGTTGTGTTCGCTGAAGTCGTATATGTATGAACACCAGATCCAACGTTATCAAATTCTGCAACCGCATTTACACATGTCATTGCATTTGTTCCCTCTAATGTACCAATTGGATTTCCAATCAATACTCCAGAAGTAACGTATCTGATATATCCATTGATTGCATAATATCCTGAAGATACTTTATTTGTTGTACCTGTATAATAAACATATACCGTAGAACCAGTTTCAGAAAATGCAAGTGTATCATCTCTCCATGCCGTTGGGAACGTTGAATTATTGTAAGCTTGCCATGCTGCAAATGTTGAATTCGTAGAAGGTATTACAATGTCATATCCAGCAGGTGTACCACTACAAGAATCAGTTGTATTATTAGTATTATTTAAAAGCGTTATATTTGTGAATGTTACATTAGATCCTGATCCTCCTTGGTTTCCAGCATCTTCCCAATATAAATTATCAGCTCCTAAATAAACAATGTACACCATTTTGTATAGGTTGTATTGCGTTCCACTTCCAGCAGTGTAGATATTATCTGTTGCGGTATTTAGCGTTGTTGTTATTGTATATGTAGGAGAAGCGTAAGCTGCAGCCATCGATGTATCTGAACCTCCTGGTATTGCAATGATGCTATTTGTTACCGATGCAGCTCCTTGACCGGATCCCGCAGGTCTATTTGTGTTATTATCAATTGTATAACTAAATGAACAAAGATCTACCGTTGAAAATGAAGTAGCACCATTCTCCCATGTTTTACCATTTGAAAGATACCATCCTGCATAGTTTCCAATACCTCTACCATACGCAACTTCTAATACATCAGAATCTGATGGTAATGTAACGCTTTGCGCAAAATTACTAGTGTTTGTAAAAACAGATGTTAAGATTGGAATGATTGTACCAATTGGAACTGAACCTCCTAAATCTGAAACTGATTTCCAAGCTACGGTACCATTTGTATCAGTACTAGCTAGAATTTGTCCAGAAGCAGGTGATCCAACATTAACTTTTAAGTAGTTATTTATTGTTGCTCCTGCATTAAAGATTGCTGGTGTATTTGCAAGTAATTGACTTGCATTTATGGTAACGATGTCATTGGTACCATCAGAAAAAATATATTTAGATGCATTCTTTTTAGAAAGAGTTGCTATTGTTGTATTATCAAATCCTTCTGTTTTTGTAACTACATTTCCGGAACCAAGTTCAATTCTTAAGAAGCTAGTTGCTGCGGTAACTGCATTTACGCTGTCATCAGTCATTTGTATGTTATCGATATAAACATTAGACTTTTTATTTACCAACATCGCCGTATCAGAAATCACATCTCCATAAATAGGATCAGTTGAATCAACACCAATCATAATGGTCGGTGGATTTATCTTTCCGCTTACCTGGATCGGTACTAAAGTATCATTGTTACTTCCAATATTTGAATTCCAATATTCTGAACCGATTGTACCTTGAGCACCTTGAGGTCCTGTTGAACCTTGAGCTCCCTGTGGACCGGTATCACCAGTCAAACCATCAAAACCCTGAGCACCTTGAGCGCCTTGGGATCCGATTGGTCCACCGCCATTCACCAAAATTTGGTCAAAATTATAATTAATCTTGTCCAACTTTTGCTGATCAGAATCGGTATTTAATATTTCTTTAAGATTGTCAATCATGTTTGTATATCTTTTTCTATATAGCTATGTATCTATTTTAATTATGTGCAAGTATTTTTGATGCCTAATATTCCATTGCTTATTGAAAACCTATTATACACTGTTCCTTCAATATCTACTACCCAATCGCTATAGTAATATCCTTGTGTTATTTGCAACATTGCTTCTGTTCCTTCGGCAGTAGAATCACTATTTGAATTTATATATGCAGTTAGTGTTGAATCTGCTGTATTTTCTAAATTACCCAATAGTGTATAAACAAACATTTGAGTTCCAAAACCCAAACATGCATTTGATGCCGTTGCTGATTGTACACATGTAAATCCTGTGACCGGTGCACCTGGTACACCTCTATTTGCATTCATTATTATGGTTCCATCTATATTTGTTCCATCAAATGAATTTAATCCATTATCCCAGAATCTTAATAGTGTACCGACTCTGTACCAACCTGTCGGTGCTGGAATTGTTCCTTGTGCATTTGTAAATAATTTGGTAGCACTAATTAAATTTGAATTATCACCATATAAAGTAACATTAAATCCAGTTGGAGGATTTCCATTTGAATAATTTAGATCAAAAATAACTGCGCTATGCATCGCATTTAATATCTGAGATGTTGTTGGACATGATCCAACGTAATTTGAACCATTAAACGCAGGAGAAACCCAATATCTAACCACTCCGCCGTAACTGTAAAAACCAGATGTTGCGAGGGTTACTCCATCAATATTATAAAGATGCAGACCAATAAGATTGTTACTTAAATTCGTCCAATCTTCTACAGAAAAATCTGCTTTAAATGTATTTGTTCCAGCAGCGCATGCAGATGCTTGAGAACTTGTATCATAACCTAAATCAATATTATTTAATGTAGGAGGAACATAACTTCCAGTTTCCCATGTAAATCCAGTTTGTCCTAAATAACATATATAGATCAATTTTGTATCTCCATATTCAGTTCCAGTATTCGGAAAATCTATCACTCCTGGTTCTCCAGTGCTTGCAAAATCTACAATTGTCGAAGTGATTGTATATCCACTGGAATACGGCATTGTTAGCGTAACTTCTGCGCCTGCAAGCATTGAAAGATCTGCAGGTCCAAATGTTTGTTCTGTCTGTCCTCCGTCATTTGATGCAATGTTATATTTAAATGCATTTATGTTTGGAAGAGTATAATTAAGAGTTCCAATAGTCCAGGTTTGTCCATTACATGCATACCATCCTTCGAAAAGGGTGTTTGCCATACCGGCTCCGGTTCTATTTTGTAGAATTGGAGTTCCTGTTTGTTGTATTGTCTCGTTTAAATAAAAATTAGTTGAATTAAAATACGAAGGATCGATTCCAATAATTGATCCGATTGGAAACAACGCGATTAAATCTCTTAATCTTGCCCAACTTACGCTCCCACTACTATCTGAAGATCTTACAACATAGTTTGCAACTGGACTCGCTACATTAAATTGAGCACCTATGTGCATCTCTGATCCTGAATTTAAAATTGAATCAACTGAACTTGTTAATCCACCATCAATTTCAATAAAACCAGAATAATTATGTTGCGATGCAGCATCCACCAAAATTCCAGATGCATTTTCATCAAAGCTCTCTTCTAAAACTATTTGTGATCCAACTGAATCATAATAAAAATTATAATGAGATCTATTATCAGAATCTGAAGTTTTTAAAGAAAGGTTATATGTGTTCTTATCAGAAGTATGTAAAGTTTTTAATCTGGTAGTCGGATTGTTATAATCTGCTGATGAGCTTGACACTCCAATTTCAATCGTGGTTGGATTTAACTTTCCAAATTGATTTGTCTTTAGGGTATCATTATCGCTTGTTATAAGTGTATTCTTTAACCAAACCGATTGTCCTTCATCTCCTTGTGGTCCAGCAAATCCATCATCTCCAGGGTCACCTTGCGCTCCGGTTGTTCCTTTGGATCCATCATCTCCAGGGTCACCTTGCGCTCCTTGTGGACCATTTGGTCCTCCATGATTCAATTCAATCTGCTGGAAGTTAGCATTTATTTTTTCAACCTTTTCGGGTGATAAAAATACGCCAGATCCATCGGCATCTGAATTGTATATTTCTGTAATTATTATTGACATGTTAAGAAATTATATTGACTAGGAGCTCAAATTGATAATTATAACCTGGCCTCTTATTATATATTAGTCTAAATCCAAGTCGATCCGTAGGAAATGTCTGAGTCTGATAATTGGTTTGCATTGTATATACTGAGGTATCAATCAATGATGGATTATCAACACTTAAAAATTCTGTTGAAATATCTTTACCCTCTCTGGCATATACAACAATGCTGCCTAAATTAAATCTTGGTACAATATTATTATCAGTATAAACTATAAGATCATCCAGGGTTGTCGTTACATCACCGTATGAATGATTAGCACTAACATAGTCATCGAATTTATATTTAATACCATCTGCTAATAATTTAGCAAACATAGATTTTTTAATGTAAACGTCGGCATATACTTTGTCCGTATCTTCGAACCAAACTATCGAACTGGTTTCTGAATCATTTGTTCTAATCGTATTCATTTGATCCAATGAACTAACGTTCATCGAAGTAAAATTAGTTATTTGATATTGACTTTCAACCTTCATTATCGTCGATGCCAAGAACGCTGTCTTTTCAATAGGACTTAGGGTTCCATATGCCGTCGAAGAAATATTATTCGGAGAAGCTTTTGTAAAATATGTTGGAGAATACTTAGATTCTAAAACATTCATCGTTTTCTTATCAATCGCGATCTCACCAATTTTTGGATATAGAGGTAATTTATCAGATGATGTTGACAATTTCAATGTAGAATCAGGTGCCTCTGGATTTACTTTATGGAAATAATAGTTATTTAATAGACCAAATCCATTTTCATTTGTAGAAATATAGGTATCAAATGCGATTCCTAATCTATTAAATTTATCGTAGATTAATTTCTTTCTATAATCTACCGATCCGCTAGTATCATAAGCCTTGTATTCTGTAAAAATATCTGTGAATGCAACAACATCTTTTACCAATGGGTTATATAAACCATTCATTCTTCGCATCGCCGTAAAATATGGATCACTTCTTTCAGTAATAATCTTACCGACATCCTGTGATGTAATTTTGTATGAATTAGGTTTATCTGAATCCACAGAAGGTTCAATGTAAGAAGCCTTTGCAAATGCAGTACCATTATCGATTTCTAATACAAAATTATTTACTGATTCTGTTCCATCAGCGCTAATTGTTGTATAATTAATATTTGTTGAAAATTGATTAAATAAATTTGCAAAGCTCGATGCCTGTAAAGATTCTAATATAGATTTAAATGCATTATAACCTCCACCGATGTAGGTGTATGGTATTACGCTCTGTTCATTAATAGAAATACCTGCAACACCAGTCCATTCTGTACCTAATGCTCCATTTGCCCATACTCTAGGATATCCATCTACAATAATTGATGAATCATTAGAAACACTTAGAACTTTTAATGCATATTGATCTGAACCATTTAATGGCCAGTTAAAAACCAAATATGAATATCCTCCACTTTCGGTAAGAGTTAATTGACTTTCAAATTTAGTTTGATTTCCCAAATTATCTGGAATTCCATTTACGGTTACTGGACCATTTGTCCATGCTGCATGTTTTAAATCTAATGTGCCACTCATTGCAGAATTATTGTAAGTTCCATTTAATTTAGAGTGTACCAATTCATACAGAACCTTTCTAGTCAATTCGTTTACATCATTTGGATTTAATTGTAAGTTAATATAGATACAAATAAAATCAAATGCATCATTTTTAATAACATCAATAGAATATCCGTTTGATGTCGCATCTGTTAAATTAATTACTGAACCAAATTTATAATCATTCACTAATGTATTACTAATAAATTCAGTAGGATTAACCTTATTGAATTCCTTTCTTGCCTTGTAAGTATATCTTAAACCTCTAAATACTGTCGATGCAAATTTATATTGAGATCCTTTATCGAAGTTAGAGTACAACTTTTTAGATCTATCTTTTACAAAAGAAATTTGATCTTTTAAAAATAAATCATTTATTGAAAAACCTGGATTTGATCCAGAAAAGCTTAATATTGATGCTCCATCTACTGTTGAAATATTTCCAGCACTTGGAAGCGTTATAATTGCACCATCTAATCTAACTACCGTAGTCGAAGACGTTAAAATAGTTGAAGAAACGATATCACTAAAATAAATTAAGGTAACTGATCCAGTTGTTATTTTTGTAACTGAAACTGTATCTCTAAATGCTCCATCCCAAATAAAATATTTGCTAAAGTAATCATTTGTATAACTTTTTAAATTTGCAACATTTAATTCTGGATTATTTGAATTCAATAGAATAGAATCATATCCAATATAACTATCCAACTCATTAATATTTGAATCTGTATCTTTAAAAATAGTAGGGATTCCATAGATATGAAAGTGTTCCATGCTATAGTCTAATGGATTTCTAGATTTTCCGCTCTGAATATCAGGAGATATATTGTCAGTTCCAAATGCCTCATTAACATTTAAAAGATATGGTTTCATCCTTGCATTAAATGCATCCTTAAGAGCAAACTTATTTATTGTAGGAACCATCCTACTTAAAATTGCAGTTTCTTTTAATTCATTTTCATAAAGTCTATCATATTCAGAATCTGCAGTTACATCTTTAATAATTAAAGTAGCATCCTGGGATAGATCAGTTATTGTTGATCTTCTATTAACTATTTCCGGTTGCAAAACTGAATACAGTGTTGGAAAATATGAAGATGCTTCCTCTGTAAAATTAGAGCTACATGCGCCCGCATAATTATTATAATAAGAAGAACTTAATAAAAGGTCCTCAAACGATAATTCACCTAAATTAGAATTAGAAGTGTCATAAAAATCAAAGTCAAAGTCTTTAATTGCATATGCACTAAATTTACCGTATGTCGTAAAAGATTCAGCGTATACGTTTAATACTTTAGATTTCGGTACATCTATTACATTTTCTAAAATGATTCTGCTCGTAGCAGTTAAAAATGGATCAGCAATAATTTGAGTAATTTTAGAGAATGTATTTGAAGTAGAACTCATTAAGAATTCACCAACATCAACAGTTCCTTTGTTTTGATTCTTTACCAAAACTGCTCTATTTTGTATTGCTCCTCCGGTTGGAGTCCATATAGTCCATTGAGTAAAATCAGTATGCGATCCTACTGGAAGTATTGAATTTGTTAAACCAATATTATTCTGTAGACCTACATTTATTTGAATGAAATCAGAAATATTACCATTTAAAATACCTAATGCGGTCAATTTTCTATTATTTCCAACTCCATAATCTTGTAAAATTATTCTATCTCCGATCTGTTGAACCGTATAAGGAAGCTCTGATAGATTAATTGATCCAGCTAGGGCACTTGCAATATCACTCGGTGTACCGTGGATTGAGTAGGTATTCTCAGTAAATTTGCCAATTGGTAAATTAGCTATTGCAGTAAACTCAAATCCGTGCAACTTATAATCAAAGCCTTTCAATTCTGATTTGGGTGCAATAAATATTTTATCACCATCGTGTGGAGTGTCGATTATTTGAAGATCGATAAAATCATTTAGGTTAACTCCAAACTCTTCAATTTGAATCGAAGATTGTTTAACCATATCCGTAAATTCATTAAGACTTGCTCCATTTAATGAAACCGGTAGATATTGAGTATTATTAAATCCAACACCATTTCTGATATGAAAGAAATTACCAACTCCAGATTTTACCCAGTTTAGGGTTGGAATTGATAAATCACTTTGATTCAAGAACATATCTTGATGAGTCAAACCATTTGATAAAGGATATAAAGTAGAAACCGAATCAGCCTCAATCTTTAAGATTTCAGTTGAATCATTTTTAACCAGATCGTATGTTGTAAATTGTCCTTCTTGGATTGCATCAACATATAAACCAAAATATCTATAAATCTTATAGGTTTCTGCAGTTGGATCATTGAATAAAAATTCAAGATTTAATATGTTTGCAACTGCGATATCATTTCTTTGAAAACCAGAAGTTAAAAGATTATTATTTAAGATTTCTATCTTATCAACGATAAGATCTTTATTCGTGTATTCCTTTCTATTAACAAAACCACCCTTCGCCGTATCGATACCACTAAAAATAGTAGGTTGCGATGGATCAAAGTTCTGTGTTATTGCAGCATCTGGAAAATTAGAATCATTTATATGAGTACTAATATATTTACCAATTCCAGTTTTTGTAGTTAAATCAAATGAAGTAACGATCGTAGCCTTGCTTAACAATTCCATCACTCTTGTGTTTTGTGATGATATTGTCGTATCCATTTGTTTAGAGTAGTCAACATCTTCAACTCTATAAATTACAAAGTAAGAAGGTGTATTCTTTTCCAACCAAATAGGAGCAAAGAATCTATATTGTTCTAAATAAAATTTTGAAGTATTAAAGAAGGCACCGTACTGATATTGAGATTCATATTGCTTTGCATAATCTCCATAAACACTCAGATCAGAATCTTCTCTTAAAACATCGTATTTAATAGAATTCGGAGCAGTAGAATAGAATGCAGAAAGATCTTGCGAGTATGATCCTCCAGAATTGATTGGAAACTTTTTAAATGCAGAATTTGAGAGAGTACTATTCGCGTCAATTGAATCCATATAAATGGATCCAGTAGAGTCAACTACTAATTTTACGTTCGTAGTTAATACGGGATTGGTTCTTAATAAACCAAATGATAGAGCGTCTAGATTATTCTCAGACGCATCAAAGTTTGTTGTTATACTCATCAGTTTTCCTTCTATTCGTTGTTAATTATATATCAAGAAATGAAGGAGACGTCTGGGTTATCTCAGTACTGACATTTCACCTGGTGTTGAAAAGTCATTAGAATCAGCAAACTGACCGGTATTCTTATTGTGGGAAACTAATCCTTCAACAACATACGTATGTGCATTTCCAATTTCAAGTTTAACTATTTCTGCGTTACCAACCGCCTGTTTGTATGTGATTGTAACAATTCCATTTTCTGATTGGATCTTATCTCCAACGTGTAGATCTGAGATCGAAACGTATTCTCCAGCTTCAGTTAAGAATTTATGTGAATTAGAAACTGTAACATTGCTTCCACCTGCGCTAACTAATACGATTGGTTGAATTCCTCTCGATGTATTAATCAATGGATATGTTCCCCATACTCCTGTTAATTCGTGTTTAGTGTAAACTAGATCACCAATCTTTAAGTCTCCTGCTGGTACTAAGGTATTAGATCCAGTTAAGATTCTCATGTTTGGTGTAGGACAACCTCCTCCGCCTGAAGAAGGTGCATTGTAGTTATTTAACATTGCACTCGTTACGTTTGTAGAAGAAGAACCCTCTTGTTTGTATTTCGCGTAAACTTCGACGTCAAACTGGAATGAATTTCCAGCAGCATCTAAAATATCGATACCTATCTTTTTAGAATAAGTGATGTTTGTTAAAGTATTGCTATAGATACCACCAATTCTACCAGTGTTATTTGCAGCAGTTGCAGTTGTTGAAACTGTACTGTCAGCTATACCATAGTAATCAGTCATTCTATATTGGAAGATCAAATCTACTGAAACCGCATTTGTGGCTCCAGATGCTATTGTTTTTACACCAAATTTATTATCTGCATCTACGATAAGACTTGTCTTTTGTAGAGGTGCAACATATAAATAGGCTCCACATGATTGACCACCTAATAGATATTGATCATTTGCATCGAATGCCATTTTCAAAGTTCTATGAACTGTGTTATTCGCATCATTTACCCATGTTGTATATTTGTATGGATTTTGGAATCCGCCATCTGCCATGTTTGCTCTTCTTGGTGCATTTTTAGACATTGCAACCATACCAGCACCTTGGATTTGCAATGGAGTGATCGCTCCATTTGACAAGATTGGATGGTCTTTATGAATGAAGATACCATTGTCATATGCAGAACTTGATATTGGATTTGTAGCTCCTGCAAGATCAATTATCGTTATTGCTGGTGTAGTACTATTAAATGAACCTGTCCAAATAAATGCATTTGCTAATACAGTTGGATCAGTAGGTGCATCAAATGGTGTACTTGAAGCCGCAGAATAATTTCTTTCTTTGCTAGTTGGATCGATTGTAACACCAGTAAAGATGTTTGAAAGACCATACTCATAATCATCAATACCAGTTGTTATTGATAAATCTGGCGCAGTTAAAGAATAAAGATCAGTATCATTCGCTAGATTTCTGAATCTAGAGTTAACGAACTGTCCTCTTAATTGTCCTGACTGTAATGGTATTTGATTGAAGAAGATATTTGCTGAAATATCTGCTGCTGCCAAATTTTGATATAATAAAGGTACTAAATCATAGTTACCTTCAGTTGTATAATATGTGTTTGTTGCAACCGCAGAATCAGGTGTTGTAGTTCCATTTGCAGAAACTCCTAACGTTGCAGATTTACCTGAGTTATAAATAGGTTGAGTTCTATCACCTAGAATTCTTGCAACTAATTCTAAATTGGTTGCTTTAGTGTTTGCTAACTTTAATTTAAAACTCTTTGTAACAATTGCACCTTTTCTATTTGTTTGACTTGTAATCTCATCAACATAGTAACCTGCAAATAACTGAACTGACGTATTATTAGATACTACAGTTTGAGTTCCATTTTGATCTTCAAGGTATACTGAAAGTTCTCCAAGAGTACCAGCGATTTGAGCAGTTAGTGTTTGAATTTGATTTTGTAATTCAATCAACTTATCAAATACTGAAACTGGATTTTGATTTGCATCTAAGAATCCTGAAGCTATTGAGGTACCGATGTGCGCAAAATATTTAGAGTTTGCAGTAAATGAATCACCAATGTGTGTATAAACTCCACCAGTTGTTAGATCCTGATCAACTTGAACCTTTACCAAATCGGTTTGGTTTTGATTGATAGCATCTAATAATTTATCTCCAGTGAATTGTCCTTCTGGGAAAACGATTTGAACGATCGAAGAGAATTCTGATTCTGCTGGATTCGATGGGAAACCTGCCTCAGATCTTGAAGCGATCATGATTTCAACAGCCTCTCCAGATTCAATTGGAATATCTAATGAATTAAAGTTTACGGTTTGAGCGTCTTCTTCATTCTCATTTTGCCATTTGTACTTTCCAGTAGTTGGATCCAAAGCTCTTTGTCTAACAGGTCCTAAAATTTCATTCCAGTTAGAGAATGCCGCAGTTTTAACGGTATTAGTTGTACTATCATTAAAAGGGATCTGATCAACTTGACTGGTTTTACCATTTACTGAAAGATATCGATATCTTATTTTAAATTGTACAACCTCTTGAGGTACGGTGTTTGCTACATTTTTTGGAAGTGGCACTGACCAGAAACCTCTTACGCTAAATTTAGGAGCTACATTCGTTAAATTGTTTGAAGCTGCTATAGTTTGAATTTGCGTAACTATTGATGCATATAAATTTGATTCAGTTGCTCTTTGAGAAACTAAAGCATTGTATTCATTCGTGTCTCTATCTTTATCAACTGAAGACGTATACTTTTGTGTATTGATTTGCGTTTTCTTTTGAGCAATAGAAGTATCTAACTGAGCCAATGACTGCTCTGCCGCAGCTTTATCTGACTGCAATTGAGTAATCTTGATAGTCGAATCGTTATCTGTTAAGTGATTGTTTATTTGAACCACTTTAAAGTTATTTACATCCAGAACCGGCGCATCTGGAGGAACTGCCATTGCAGCAGGTGGAATAAAGTCTACTTGTAAACTTTTAATGAATTGACCAAAATCTGCAACCTCTGATTTATAATAATCAGCAAGTGTTACAACGCTTCCATCAGCCATGGTTATTTGCAAATCATTTGAATAGAATGCAACACCCGGTGAAAAATTAGCCGCTTCGATTTTAGAAACTGGATCAATTGCTTTAACAAATACAACCTGTCTTTCATCGAAATTGATATTTAATTTAATATCAGTTGCAATTGAATTATCTTTGTAGATTGTTAATTGTGATGCTCCAATTTTAATAGGTTCAGAACCTTCAACCAATAATAAAGAAACTTGAGAGGTGCTTGAATTGATCGATTGTACTGTGTATCTTGTTGCCAAGTTTCCAGAATTAACAACCAATGAATCTCCAACCTTTAAGGTTTCAGTATCCTGAAGTGTTTTAGATGAATCTGAGTAAGTTAATTTATTTAATGTGAATAACCTAACAGTGTTCGTTTGACTAACACCGTTAACAATCTGTGTAACTTGAACGTTGTCTACGCTTATAACATCTAGATCTCCATAATACTGAACCATCTTAGCTGGCATATCAACAGTATTCGAATCCAATGTATATTGGTATGAATTCTGAGATAATTGAGTTAAGAATGTTTTGTAATCGATGCTATTCGATCCTTTGTAATTATTATCGAATGCAGCAGAACTTGTTTGGTCTGCACTGTTAAAGATATATCTTTCAACATAAATTTTTTCAGTGTTAACTGCAATTTGATTGCTAACGTCCATTGTGATGGTTAACAATGGATTTAAAAAGTTCTGAAAGAATTGATTGTTCTTAGTTTCAAATGCAGTTGGAGTGTATAGACTGGTAATAGTTGGAGCTGGTCCATCTAATTTACTGGTCATAACTCTTCTATAAGTACCATCTGACAATTGAATATTCGCTGTTGAATTTCCAATTGCGCTAAGGTTGTTAACGTTATTGCTTAATCTTTCAATCTCTCTTTTCAAGAAACCAAATGATGGAACTTGAACTGTTGTAACATTGGTAGTCGATGGATCATACAAGTTAATAACTACACTATCCTTATCGGTAGTAATAGCAGTATTTGTTTGTTGGTATGTTGCCAATGCGTTATTATACAATTCTACGAATTGTTCTAATAGTTGCGAGATTGAATTGTTTGCGCTCATATTATCTTAAAATGTCAAGTTCAAATATTTTATTCACTGGATCAACACATACTAATTCAACATAAGGTTTTGCAGTGATCATTGAAGAGGAATTAAAGTTTCCAACCAATGCCCAACCTGTTGAGGTTTTGTTGCTGTAGATATTTAAACTGAATGTACCCAAATTCAATATTGAATTGAATGCAATTTTAACAGCTTGACCTAATTTCCAGCCAGACGAGGTATCGTCTAAGTATATATTGATGTTATTTAAAGTCGTATTTGCCGAATTTAAATTCAATGAAATTCTATTTGTATATGGTTTTAACCTAGCATAGATGCCAGTGTTTGCAGCCGCACTTGGATTGTATAAATTACTTGAAGTAATTTGATCTGCTACCGTCCAATTTAAAAATGATGTACTAGCAGTATTATAATTATAAATAGGTGCTAATGAATATCCATAAACTGAATTGCTGATCTTAATTTTACCAGGTACGCTTTTATCATATAAGATACCATCTCCTTGTGTTAATACATCGATATTGTATTGTACACTTGTAGGAACAGTACCATTTAACATTTGATTGATTCTGTCATTAGTTGACTGGATCAAAGATAATAGGGATGATGAAGTTGCATAGTTTAGTTTTGCATTTTCTACATCGGTTTGTAAGGTAGATAATTTATTTTGAATATCTGACAACTGACTTGTTGTTAAGAATAAACTTTGTAGATCTTGAACCTGTTGTGAAAGTGCAGTATAATTGTCATTTGCACTCAATAATAGTTTAGTTGCATTATCTAATGCTGATACGGTATCTAAGAAAATATCCATACCGAATGTAGAGAAATCGTTAATATTATTTTCAACACCAACATTCTCTAAAGAAGTATTAAATTTAACATTCAACTTTAGGGCAAATGCATTACCATTCAATGAAGTTATATCATTTGGTTTGTATTTGGTTTGAGTTGGAATGTACCATCCATTAACGTTAGGATCTTGTTTGAAATTATCAAGGATCAAGATACCATATAAATTTGTTGATCTATTCGCTGGAACAGACTTAGAATATAAATCATAGTAAACTAAGATTGCATTGAAACTAAAGTCTCCACCATTAAGTGAATAATCATATAAAGTATTTAACTTTGTTGAATTTACGATTTGAGCATAAGACGTAGGATCCCAATCGATTCCAACCGCATTTTCAACAAATCCATTTTCATGTGGATCAATTACCATTTCTCCATCTGCCTGATCTACAACTGAACGTAGATTTAAATTTGCATCTGGATGGGTTTGTCCTGCTCTTCCATCGATATAAGTTGATGGAGTATAAGATAAGGTTGAAGTGTTATAGGTTCCTTGCTTTAATAAAACCGTTGGAGTGTAACCAACCGAAGAAGGTACATTAATAAATACCTCATTGTAAACATCTCCCAAATAATTTTTGTCATTCGATACATCGATATTACCGACGTATTTAACAACTCTTTCATATTCAGAACCTGTTTGTAAAGAAGTATCATCTTCAACAACTCTGCTAACTGAAGAAACTGACTCCTGTTGAGTTGCAGTTCTTACTCTAAAACCTCCAATTCTATTTAGATATTTAAAGAAAATCTTTTCTGCGTCAGAACTTAATAGAGTAGAATCAAAATTGCCATCATTGATAATCAACTGTTCAAGATTCAATGCATAGTTTTCGAAAGTTTGTGCAAAGTGTACGTTTGCATCATCTATTGTAGCATCATCGTATGGAGATCCACCAATATCATATAAGTCTTTGAACTGCAGATAGTTATTAGTAGAACCTGCACTAGGAGTTGTCACCACTGGAATATTCAGTAGCGCAAACTTTGAAAATTCAAAGTTTAGATCTGGATTGTAATAAGATCTTGTCAAATCTCTAGAAGCTCCTGCAAATGCATAAAGCGTTCCTCCCTGTTCTTGTGGTATTCTAACTAATGGTGTTGCCATTTAAAATTAAAGATTAATATTATTTAAAAATTAGGCAATAGTACATCCATGTTGACCAACGATATACCATTTTGTTCCGATAAACTTAAGATCAATTGCACCATATTGCGCAATAGTTAAGCTTGAAATACCAGCAATTTGTGTAGTACTTACTGCTACTGATCCAGCTTCAGAAATAATTGTGATTGCTTGACCAGGGTTACCAACATTAAGATTTACTGAAGTAATTCCAGAACCTGTAATATTATAAACGTTACTTGTAAATTGATTTGCTGCTGGTAAATCGCCAGAAGCAACATTAGTTACTGATTTAACTTCATCAGCTCCAAGAGTAAAGGTTGCATTTACCGTGGTCGGTACTGCTGAAACCATTGCAGTTGAATTGATGGTTACTTTGTTTGTTGCAATTGCTAACGAACCAAAAGAACCAGCACCTGTTAAAGTGATAGTTTCATTGTTTGTGTCCAATAACGCTTCAATATTTGCAAGATCTGAATTGATCGATGCAAAGTTATCGTTTATTGTAACTCTAGATGAAGATACGCTGTCGGTACCTAAAATTGTTGTAATTGTTGCCATTTTGAACAGTTATGTTATTGTTAATAAATTCTTTGTTGTCGAATTTGTATTTCCATTGCAGTCAACCAATTCTAATCCTATGGTGTAATCACCTTTATGCGGAAAGAGATATGTTAACCACTGATTATTGTAATATATATCACTATCATTTCGACTATTGTTTTTGATTGTCCATCGTTGGCCTACAATTCCCGGCATCTTCGTATGATCCCATGAGAATGTAACATGTGTTAATAGACCTAAGTTTTGGTGACTAGTTAAGATATTAATATCATTATAAGTAGGATTGTAACCGGTATAATTTACCTTTCCAGTTATTGAACCACCCGATACTGCGCTGAAAGATATGCTTGTAAAATCATACGTTGAAGAATAGTTTCTTCCTACTCCCACGATAAATTTACATTCATCTTCAGTTCCAGAACCAGTAGAATCATAATATGCTGGATTGAATTCAAACTTACTTAAAATTGGATTTGTAATTGGACTTAAAGCATTTAATTCATCAGTAACATTTTGCCATGCAGTTAAATCTGCATAATTTAATGGATAGGTCGAAGTTATGGTATAGTTTTCAGTAATTGTTTTTCCAGTAGCTTGATTGTACCATGAAATTACGATAGTTCCACCACTTGTATATCCTTGATCCTGTCTAACATCGATCACAAACGATGCTGCAAGATCTCCACCAACTCTCATCATATCCCAGCTTAAAGATCCATCGTTCCATGTGTGTTCCTTTAGATAATTCCAAACATAAGGACCTGGTGTCTCAGAGAAACCAGTCGATGATGTGTGGTCTAAATATCTTAAAACTGTAGAGAATTGTGTACCATTTGAATTGTCATGCACGTAATTTGCACGGTCTAAACTTTCATACCAAGTTGCCAATGAATCATCCATTGTTGTTGGACTCTCTTGCGCTAGATCGAATGTTCCTCCTGCTTTATTATATTGAGTTGTATAGTAATCCCATGTAATTAATGGTTGTTTTGATTCAAAGATGCCATAGATTTCGATGGATTTGGACTGAACTGTTACCGCCGATTTGATATTAGTATAAGATCTGGCATTATATAAATCATATAGATTCAACATGATGTCATAAGATCCAGCATATGGTAATATTATCGCAGATTCAAGCATGTTATCGATTGTATCTCTTTTAGAAAATTGATACCCTGCAGGACCACTAATAATCCATTCAGCTTCGTATACACTTTTATGCCACCAATTATTCCATGTCATAAAACTATTTGTATTGCTATTATAGCCATTGCTAGAGAATCCAGCGTCATCCCATGTAAATTCGCATGAATCCCAATCAGTTGGAAGCGATGTATTTTTCAAAATAATCGGACATCCAATTGGTGTTGCGCTTAACGTTGGAAAGCTATTTAAATCATGACTATAATAATCTGCATAAAATGTGTTTATCGCATCAATTGCTACATTTTGATTTGCTGCAACCCATGCTTCATCGCAATTAGGATTAATGTATCTTAAATCTTCAATAAATACCGATCTTTGCGGTACCACTTCAAAGGAAACCTCAACTCCTGAACTTTGTACTTGTATCGAGTGTTGATTGTTCCATACGCTTTGCTTAAATTGAGAGAAGTAGTCGCCTTCACCAGTAATATCTACAATTCTAGATTGATGGGGCAAATAAGATTTTTGTAACTTATTCTTAAGACCATATAATTTAACCAAAATTTCTTGAGGTGTAAATACTGTGGTCTCAACAGTAGTTGGAATGTCCCATTCATCTACATTTCCTGTGGGTTCATTGAGTCTATAAACTAATGAAAATCTATTTGTTTTCTTTTGATTTGAGTTTGGTAACTGAAACCTATTCGATTTCTCGATTAGAAATCCTTCTTGAGTTTGATTTGGTACTGCAACCGCCATTAACTTTCCAAAGTATGGAGATTGCTCATTTATATTTAACCAATATTCTTTTAGGGTTATATCATTATAGCCATAAAATTTGATTGCATTTAAAATTGCTTTATAGGTACCGATATATGGTTGAATGTTTGCATTTTCCAGCAACAATTCTTTTTTCTTATTGTTAATGATTTGCCAGTCAACGCCTAATTCATTCACATCAGTATCATTAAAGATCATCATATCTTCTTCTGGAATTGAAAGGCCCATATTACCTAATAGAACGGTCAATCTCTCGTCATCTGCGACAGTTTCACCGTAAAATCTAATTGCTGCAACTGGCGCAGTTTGAACTCCATTTTGAACTTCATAGATATTTAATACTCTAACATGAATATCTTCACTGATTGAATTGATTGCAATATTACAGTGAATTGCATTTTTATCATAGATTCCAGAAACGGTTTTGTAATCAATATTTTTTGTTACACTACCATCCGAAGAATTTGATTCAGTATATGTTGTAATTCCATTGCTTTCAGTGCTTGACTGCATTTGATCATCAACATAACTTGGTATCGATATCTCATAGTTTCCTTGAGCATCTTTAACCATGTCATACACAAAGATTGCATCGCTTGAAGTTTCATCATCAATAAATTCAAATCTTAATGTTGTTGTCGCTGCATTTTCTGAAATTGGTCTAATATAATCTATGTGACCTGTTGAGGTTATAACCTCTTCAAAGATGTATAAGTTACAAGTTTCATAAAGACCAGACGCTACCCTTGGCAAATAGATATTACCTGACCAATATTGATTGGTCTCATCATAGTAAAAATCTAATTCTCCTGATTCTCCATTAAAAAATCTCAGGTTTTGGTATTTCAACATCCTTATTT